TTACGATTGACTTCGAGCAGTTCGAGGCGGAGGCACAGGAAGCAGCCAACATGCCCAGTAAAATTTCCAGCTTCCAGCGGTACAGCCTGAATATCTGGGTGCGCACCCGGGAGGCCGCATTCAAGATCGAGAAATGGAACAGCCGTGCGGTCAGTGGTGATGGGCTAGAGCGAATCCGGATGGTAGAGGAACTTGCCCAGGGGCGCCGCTGCTTCGGTGGTCTGGACTTGGCTGCCGTGAACGACCTGAGCGCCGCGGCATTGTGGTTTCCCCCGAACTACTACGAGCCACCTGCCGAGGCGCTCGGTGAAGAGCCCAAGGAGATCACCACACCAGAGCCTGACGGGCCCGTGTCGGTCGAGGATTGCCACCTCCTGCTGACGTGGTTCTGGTTGCCCCGTGAGAACATTGGCGATCTTGAGAAGCAGCACAACGCGCCCTATTCCCAGTGGGCCGATGAGGGCTGGCTGAACCTGACGCCTGGCGAGGTTGCCGACTACAAGCAGATTAGGCGTGACCTTGTGGAAATACACCAGCGCTTCGAGCCCGAGCGATGGAACTACGACAAGTGGAGCGCGGCCCAGTTGGTGAGCGACCTCGTGGAGTACGACGATCTTCCGATGGTTGAGTTTGGCCAGGGCTTCGGCTGGATGAACGCCCCGACAAAAGAGTTTGAACGGCTGATGATTCAGGAACGAATCATTCACGCGGCCCACCCCACCATGGATTGGATGGTCGGCAACTGCCAGATGGTGAGCGATGGCGAGGGGAAAGTAAAGCTGGTCAAGCAGGGGAAGAAGATCGCGTACAAGATTGACGGTCCTATCGCGGCGGTCGAATCGCTCGATGGCGCGATCCGGTGCGCGGGTGCAGGCGGGATGCTTACAGGGGATTCCATTTTTGTTGGGTAGCACAATCGAAAGGCTGAAATAATGGCTGTTTATGTACCAGCAACCAAAGGCGGGGCCCTCTGTGAAACGTGCGGCATATTGGTGGCCGCATATCGAGTGATGCCGCCGGAGGAGCGATGCCGTGTGCGGTATCATAGGTGCGAGTGCGGCAGAAAATGGAAGAGCGTTGAAAGGCTGGACCCAGTAGAGCATAGGAACCATGACAACAGGAAGCAGGAAAAGGAATAAAATGGAAATCATTGATGCGGAGTATGAGCGTCTGCCGCGAGCTCGCGCCGAAGAGCCCGTTGTTGAATGCGATGCAAAGGTAAAAAAACAACTGCTATCAGATGAGGAAATAGCCCGGGCGTTCGGGGTCCCTCTGGATTCGATGGGAAATCCATTTACCAGGCGGGATCAGGGCGGCAAGTACGCAACGCTTAGAAAGCGATAATACAAGGGCAAATAGCATGAAGGCCTGCCTTGCTATGGCGTAGCAACGGGGGCCTTTTCTTTTTGTGTTACGGGTGGCAATATGCTTTACAGATAGAAGTTGTTTTCTGGAGCGAGCACATTGCCGGAAGAAGTTGAAAAGAACCTGTTATATGGTGGGCTGCTGATATCGTTGGGTGTCGGCGGTCTCTTTGGCTTTTGGTCTGGCGTTCTTTCGTCTGGCGTGCTTCTGTTTGGGGTGTCCTTAGTCGTTCTGTTCAATGCGTTGCGGGGGGCCCGCTGATGGGCTTCGTCGCTTCGGCCATGGAACAACGAGCCACGATGGGGCCCTCAGTACACCCTGCCCGCCTTGATGACCCTCGCGTCATATTCGGCAATGGGTTTGGCGACGACGCCACCGGGCTCAACCTGGGCGAAGCTGACGTGCTTGGCTGGCCTGCAGTGATGCAGGCGCTCAGGATTATCTCGTGGTCCATCGGCATGCTGCCGGTACACCTCTACGAGCGGTCTGGCGATGGGGCCAAAAAGCTCAAGCCCGCCGACAACCACCCGGTTCACTGGCTGCTTCACGACGAACCTCACCCCGAGTACACCCCCTTTGAGTTCAATTCCGCGATGGTGTTTTCCGCACTGCTGCGAGGCAATGGTTTTGCCCAGATCATCACAGGAAAGAGCGGCGCCGTTGAGCGCATTTTCCCGATGAACGCCTACCAGATGGAGACGTTCAGGGTTGATGGAAAGCTCTTCTATCGCTACCGGGAAGGCAACAAGACCCGCGAGTTTCCGGCCAGCGAGATCCTGCACATCAAAGGTTTCGGTGATGGCGGCATCCTCGGCTTTGCCCTGAATCAAATATCCCGCACGACCCTGGCCAAAGGTGTGGCCATGGATCGCTTCGGCGCACGCGTCTTTAAGAACGGCATGGCAAGCGGTTCCGTCATTGAGATGGATCAGCCCACCAAGTTTAAGGACGACGAAGAGAAAAAGCGTTTTTACGACAAACTGCAAGACGCGATGAGCGGGGAAAAGAACTGGCACAGGGTCATCGGGCTGCCTTACGGCATGAAGATGAAGAATCTCGGCATCAGCCCCAAGGACGCCCAGCTTATCGAGGGCCTGACCTTCCAGGTGCAGGACATTGCGCGCCTTACCGGCGTTCCCCCGTCACTGCTGATGGAACTCAGCCGGGCCACCTTCTCCAACGTCGAACAGCAGCTACTTCAATTCGTGCAGCTTTGCCTTGGCCCATGGATCGTGAACATCGAGCAGCGCTACAAAAAGAGCCTGCTGACGGTGGCCGAGCGGAAGCAGTACGTAATCAAGTTTTTGGTCGATGCGCTTCTCAGAACCGATCTCAAAACTCAGAACGACGCACTTCGTGTGGCAGTCGGCCAACCCTGGATGTCGGTCAATGAAGCGCGCGACCTTAAAGAACTCCAGCCCCTGGACGGTGAGCAGTACAACGAGGTGGGCAGCCCGCTCAACATGATGACGCCCGGGGGCAACCCGGCGCAGACACCTGTGGACGAAGCGCAAACCCCGACCCAAGACGGCGATCCCGACACCGGGCAGCGGTCGATTGTGAAGCGGGCCACCTATCGCAATGCGGGCCGGTCTGGCTACGTGTCTGCCGAGAATCGTGCATCAAAGATGGCTGCAATTCAGGCGCGTGTGGGGCTTCGTGATGTGTTTGAGCCCCTGTTGACCGATGCCGCGGGGCGCCTGATGCGTGCTGAGATTCGCGAACTCACGAAGCTGGTGGAGAAACACCTCGGCACCCGTGACGCTGTGAGCCTCGGCCAGGCGCTTGAAAAGTACTACCGGAATAACCCGGCCTATGCGGCTGCGATTGAAAAGATTCTGGGGCCCGTGATGCGGTCCTATGCCAATGCGGTCAGCCGTGCGGCAGCCAGTGAGATCGGGCAGGACCCGCCGAACCTCGGTGATTTCATCGACAACTACACCGTGGGCTTCACGGCGCGCCAGGCTGATAGCCACCTGGGGCAACTGCTCCAGATCGCAAAAGAAAGCGACGACCCCTACGAGGCCATAAACCAGCGCCTGAAAGAGTGGGGTGTCGGTCGGTCTGGTGGTGCTGGCAAGACGGCAGCCGAGAAGCTTGGCGGCCGCGAGGCTATCCAGTTTGGTGACGCGGTTGCGCGTGAGTCCCTTCGCCGCATGGGCGTGAAGGAATTGGTGTGGCTGGCCAATAGCTCGGCATGCCCCATCTGCGAAGAGCTTGATGGATCCGTGGTTGGTATTGAAGAGGGCTTCGTTGAGGCCAGTGGTGAAGTTGACCCGGCTGACGACGAAGTGAGCGCGCTGCAGGTATTCCGCAAGGTGCTGCATCCGCCATTACACAACGGCTGCGCTTGCATGCTGGCAGCAGGATAAGGATTCCAGATGAAAGGTTTGATTGAAAAACGAGCGGTGCCCTTCGAGGTACGCGCCGGTGAAGATGGCAAGCCCAAGCTGCGCGGCCTTGCGGTTGTGTTCAACAGCGAGACCGTGATCGGGAATTACTTCCGCGAGGTGATTCGCCCGGGGGCCTTTACCAAGACCCTTGGCGAACGCGATATCAAGATGCTGTGGAACCACGACACGAACTTCCCCCTGGGCAGCACCCGCGCGGGGACACTTGCGCTACACGAAAGCGCCCGTGGCCTTGAGGTGGACAACGATCCGCCGAGCCTCGGGATGAACGCGGGATTCCTTGAGAGCATCGAGCGCGGTGATGTGAGCCAAATGAGCTTCGGATTTGAGGTGGTGAAGGAGAACGTGACGCGCTTTGAGGGCGAAATGGACCTGCGCGAGATCCTGGAGGTGAAACTCTGGGAAGTGAGCCCGGTCACGTTCCCGGCGTACACCGATACCGAGATTGGTGCGCGTGCGGCCGAGGTGCGGGACGGTTGGATTAAAGATGGCCTTTTACCTGATGCGCTTGTGCGCACGGGTTTTGACGCTGACGGAGACACCACTCCGGAGCCGGTCCCCAGTGCGGACCACTCTGTTGAGCCGGGCGAGGCGGCGACGTTTGATGGGGTGCCCGATTGGGTACTAAACCGATGCGAGCTCGATGCAGCCGCCGAGGAGATCTTGAACTATGAGACTGCGTGAACTGCGCCAAAGCCGGGCAAAGTCTTTGTCCGACGCCCGGGCAATCAATGATGTGGCGGCTGCTGCCGGCCGTTCCCTGACCGACGAAGAGCGGTCCAATTATGACAAACACATGGCCGACTTCCATTCCATCGGCCAGGACATCCAGCGCGAAGAGACGCTGGCCCGCGAAGAACTGGCCATGGCCTCGCTCGTGGAAGAGCAGGTTGAGCGCAATACCCGTTCTGCCAGTGGCACCAGCACCGAGCAGGTGGGCCGCGAGGTTCGTGCCTTCAACCACTACGTCCGCACGGGCGATGTGGGCGAAATGCGCGCCTTGCAGGTTGACGCCAACACCTCGGGCGGCTTCCTTGTGGCGCCGCAGCAGGTTGTTGCCAGCCTGATTCAGGCCGTTGACAACGAGGTCCACATTCGCCAGCGCGCCACGGTGATTCGCGTTGAGCGTGCCGAGAGCCTGGGCGTTCCCAGCCTCGACACCGACCCCGATGATCCCACCTGGACTTCCGAGATCCTGACCGGTACTGCCGATGCCAGCATGGCATTCGGTAAGCGCGAGCTTCGCCCTCACCCGCTGGCTGCCAAGCTGCTCGTGAGTGAGCCCATGCTTCGCAGGGTGCCTGGCGTGGAGGCCATCGTGCTGGCCCGTATGGCCTACAAGATGGGCATCAAGCAAGAGAATGCCTTCCTCAACGGCACGGGCGACCAGCAGCCCCTGGGCGTGTTCACTGCGAGCACGCAGGGTATCACCACGGGCCGGGACGTGAGCACCAGCAACACGACCACGGCCATCACGGTGGACGGCCTCAAGCGCGCCAAGGGGGCCCTGAAAGCCCAGTACCGCAAGAGCGGCAAGTGCGCGTGGATCTTCCACCCTGACGTTGTGACGGAGCTTGCCATCCTGAAGGACGGCAATGGCCGGTACCTGCTCCAGGACAATATCACCATGAACGAGCCCGACATGCTGCTCGGTCTTCCGATGCTGGAGAGCCAGTACGCGCCCAGCACGATGACCACGGGCCTCTATGTCGGCATCCTGGGCGACTGGAGCCACTACCTGATTGCCGATGCGCTTGACGTTCAGATCCGCCGCCTGGTGGAACTGTACGCGGCCACCAACCAGGTTGGTTTCCATGTGCGGTCCGAGGTGGACGGCATGCCCGATCTGGCTGAAGCTTTCGTCCGTGTGAAGCTGGCCTAACGATTAACTTACTGGCGGTCCCTGCGGGGGCCGCCTTACAGAAAGGAAATGCCGATGTTTCAGGCAAATCAGGAGAGCGCGATTCGCGTTCTGAATGCGGTTGCCGCGGGCACCTCCGCGCAGACCAGTTCCGTTATCGACACGGCCGGTTATGACGGCGTGAAGATCTACAGCGCCTTCGGAGCCATCACTGCTGGTGCCGCCACGAGCGTGAAGCTGCAGCAGTCCAGTGACGACGGTTCATCCGACGCTTACTCGGATCTTGAAGGTTCGAGCGTGACGGTTGCTGATGACGATGACAATCAGGTGGTTATTCACGACCTGTACCGCCCTTTGAAGCGGTACATCAAGGTTGTGGTGAGCCGTGGAACTCAGAACGCTGTGATCGATGGCATCACGGCGATGCGGTACGGCGCCAAGAAACTCCCGACCTCGGATGACTCGTCCACGATTGTGGCTCGAAAACTTCTTGCGAGCCCGGCCGAAGGCACCGCATAAGCTCTTTCCTTCCGTGCTGCCTGTTGTGGCGTGGGTTGCCAGGTGGGTGCCTCAAGTAATTGGGGCACCCACCCCAAAGGAAAGAATTTCAAGCACAGGAGAAACGCCCCATGGGTGTGAAAATTTATCTGACAAAGCGCCTTGCTGGCCCGTCCGGCAACTGGTCCCCTGGCGCCACCATCGAAGTGAGCGAAGCCCAGGCCAAGACCCTCGTGGCTGCTGGTGCTGCCGAGCGCATTGATGGGATGGTTCCCTACGTGAGCGCGGAAGAAGCCCAGGCCAAGGCCGTTTCACGAAAAGAGACGGCTACGGAAAAGGCAGCTTCCAAGCGAGAGACGGCCACCGAGAAGTAACCCACAACTGACAACACGACGGCCGCGGGCCGGGAGATTATTCACATGAGCGGAGAAAGCGCAAAGGTCCACATGAAGCAGGGCGGCGATGAACTGCACATCAACACGGGCGGCAAGCTCAGTGCGGATGTGGGTGCGGTTACGCTGGCCAGCAACGCCGGGACCCTGAACGCGATTGCGGGCAAAGTGACCACCGAGGCGTTGACCACGGCGGCCGCTGGTTCTCAGGCGCTGACGCTGACCAACAGCCTGGTTGCTGCTGCGGACATCGTGATGGCGCTGATTAACGGCGGCACGAGCACGACAGGATCCGCCGAACTGAAGGCGGTTGCGGGTGCGGGCTCGATCACTTTCACCCTGACCAATCGCCATGCGAGCGCGGCCTTTAACGGCACGTTCATTATCGGCTACGTGGTCATCAAGCAGAACTGATAACCAATGAACCTCTACGCGACATTACAGGCGGTAAAGAGCGCGCTGAACGTGACCAGCACGGCGCGGGACTCGCTCTATCTGGAGCACATTGCCGGGGCGAGCCGCAAGATCGACCTGTACTGTGGCCGCGTGTTTTATCTGACCAGCGAGGTGCGGTACTTCAATGCGCCCTGTGGTGAGCTCGCGTATCTGGATGACTTCTGCAGCCTGAGCGCGCTTGCGATGGACAGCGAACTTGATGGCACCTTCGACGGGGAAACCTGGACGGAGGGCGACGATTGGGTGGCGTATCCCTACAACACCTTTCCTAAGTTCGCCGTGGAGCTTCACGTTTCTGGTGATTACGCATTCCGTTCCCAGCGCCGGTACATAAAGGCTACCGGGCTTTGGGGATACGGTGACGGCCTGAGCGCAAGCCCCTGGACCACGACCGGCATTACTGCCACCGTCGCCAGCACAGACGGCACCACGCTGACCCTCAGCGCTGACGGCACGGTATTGGCTGGGCACACGCTGCTGATTGAGAGCGAGCAAGTCTACGTTGAGTCTCTAGGCACCCTGACGGCTACGGTACGGCGCGGGGTGAACGGCACCACGGCGGCGATCCATACAGCGGCGGCGGTCGGCATTGCAAAGTATCCCATAGCCGTGACCCGGGCCTGTGTGACGCTTGCGATCTCTGGTCTGAGTCGCGAATCCAAGAGCGGCATGAAGACCGAGCGGATTGGCGACTACAGCTACACGATTGCCGACGAAGGCGACGAAGTGAAGTTCATGGAGCGGGCGTTACTCGGATTGGGGAAACTGGTATGAGCTTCTCCAGCCTGAAAAATACCACGATGGACATCTGGCGCGAGGGTAGCCAAGCCAAGAACGGTATTGGTGAGAGCGTCGGCACCTGGGCCGCGACCCAGGAAGGCGTTGGTGTGCGATTCCAGGAGACGGCCAAAGCCGACGAACGGGACGACGAAAGCCGGGCGGTTGTGCGGACTGCAAAGATTTGGTTTGACCTTGGGCTTGACCTGACCGAGAGCGACCGCGTGGAGATTGGCAGCGCCTTTTTCGAGGTTGTTGCTGTGGACCCTGACGTGGCTGGTGCTGGCCATCATGGCGCGGCTGAATTGCGGGGTGTGGATTGATAAAGCCACACATCAAAGCATCCATCGCGAAGAACGGCCGGGACTGGGTTGCGCACTGCGCGAATATCAGCGGCGACAAGATTCAGGAGATGGGCCAGGACATCGTTTCCAGGGCGCAAAGCAACGTGGCCGCGATGAGCTTTTTGCAGAGCGAAGGCGCGCTTCAATCCGAGATCAACTACACCAAGACGGGCGCTATGAGTTGCGAGGTTTCCGCGACCAGCGGGCACAGCAGCTACATCGAATGGGGCACCCAGTTTATCGATAAGAAAATGCCGTTTCTCTGGCCCGCTTATCGGTCCGTGAAGAAGGCCATCTTCAAGGGGAGGGCGTGGGTGTGATTGATTGCGATGCGATTCTTTACTCGTTTCTCACGACCACAGGCACGGACCTTTACACGCTAGTTGGAACCCGCATTGAGTTTGGCCAGACGCCGGACGGTTTTACCAATGGGCAGAACCAGATTGTATTCCTTCCGGAGGATGGCGATCCGGACACGGACGCGCCCATGCGCGAGGTGAGTTACCTGCTCCACTGCTATGGCGGATCCAGCCGGTGGGCCGACGCCAAGACGGTATACAAGACGCTTTGTGGGCGACTGCACGGGCTGAACATGCGGACCGTTACCGGGCTTGGCGTGATCATGGCGATGCACGAGCAGGGTACAGGTACGCCACTGGTCCACCCAGGAACGAAACTTAAACTGATGCAATGCCGGTTTGTCGGCAAATTCAAGGAGATCTGATATGGGTACAAAGGCAAATCTGGTGATTGCGCGTCCGGTCGTTTACACGGGGCCCGTGGCCACTGCACTCCCGACCATCACCGGTACGCTCGGCGGAAGCATTACCACGACGGGCTTCACCGATGTGGGCTTTCTCGGTGAGGGCACCAAGGTTGTGATCGAGTTCATGGCGGAGCGGCGCAAGTTTCGACCCATGAACAAGCTGGCGCCTATTGGTGCGCAGAACATTTCCAAGGGCGCAAAGATCACGATCCAGTGCGCTGAGAGCGACCTGAGCAAATGGGAGCTTGCCCTGGCCAGTGCTGCCGAAGCGAGCGACGTGCTCCAGGACAACGATGACGGCGCTATCAATTTCTACCAGCTTCTCATTGTGACGCCCGCCAAGGTGTTCCGGTTCCGGATGGTGGCACCCGACGAAAACGCAAAGACCGAACTGGACGACACCACCGAAGAGATGGTGGAAATTGTCCTGGAGGCTTACGAGTACGAAGCCGGTACGGACGGTGAGCGCATCTGGGAAATCCACACCCGCACTGCCGCGTAACCCTGACACCAACACGAAGGAAAGAAAATGGACGAAGCGATCAAACCACGGACAGCAGCCGAGATCCTTGATGGGATTGTGCCTGGGCACGAGTTCATCTATCTGGGTGGCGTGGCCTATCCGGCAAGAGAACCCGACTTCATACGCTCCAGCAAGATCATGGCGCTGCAGGGCCAGCAAAGTGACCTGCAGAACGACAAGAAACTGAGCGACACCGAGCGCATGGTTCGGCTTAACGAAATCATGAGCCAGGTGGTTCGATCCTTCAGCGCCGAAATCGAGACGGACTGGGAAAAGATTGCAACCACCGCGACGATGGAGGAGGTACTGAGCGCGCTTGAAATTATCGGCCTGATTGTCAACCGCCCTTTCTTGAAGCGGACGCTTGCCGTGGCGTCCAGCCCCAATCGAAAGTCACGGCGCGCAACGAGCAAGAAGTAGTCGGTGGCATGGTTGATTTGCTGATGCACGAATACGGCGTTGGCCTGGCGGAGGTTCGAGGCTGGAGCTTCGGTCAAATATTCCTGATGCTGGATCGGATCACAGCCCGATACAAGGCACAGCAGAAGCGGTCAAAAAAGAAAGACGTGGTGGAGTTGACGGAGGAGAGCATCATCGGTAGTGAATGGGAAAAAGGATAACGAATGGCTTTTCAAGCTGGCGACATAATCTTCCAGATTACAGGCGATATCAAGGGCCTGAATGCTGCCATGGGGGACGTGAACGCCAGTGTCCGCAAGAGCTTTGGTGATGTGAGTCAGGCGGTCGGCGCGGCAATGACCGGCGCTGGTCTGGCAATCACAGGGTTTGCCGCCCTTGCCATCAGTGATTTTGTGGAGACCGGCAGCGCTATCAACGATATGGCCCTGCGGACGGGCTTCGGCACTACTGCGCTCCAGGAGTTTGGTTACGCTGCGGGCCTTTCCGGTGGCAGTATGGACGACGTGGAGAAGGCGGCGAAGAAGATGAGCACCGTGATCTTCGGTGCCGGTGAAGAGGCGAAGGCGGCGGGAGAAAAACAAAAGGAAGCTTGGGCCAAGGGCAGCCAGGAAGTGATAACCACCACTGGCGCATATACCGATGCCCTGGCGATGCTTGGATTGAGTTACACCCAACTGCAGACCATGAGCCCAGAAGAGCAATTCAAGACTATCGGATTCGCTCTGGCTGATGTGTCTGACGCTACGACCCGGGCTGCATTGGCCCAGCAGTTTTTCGGACGGGCAGGCACCACACTGCTTCCCATGCTCAGCGAAGGCCGCGCAGGATTCCAGGCGATGGCGGATGAAGCCTCTCGCATGGGCCTGATTATGGATGCCGAGAGCGTGGCGGCTGCAGACAGGCTCGGGGATGAGATCGACAAGCTAAAAGGAAGCCTGAAGGGGCTGGGCTTCGATGTGGCCAAGACATTGATTCCGGCGCTCAGTTCGCTTGTTACCGATGTTCGCGCAGTCATGGATTCATTTTCAGTCTGGCGCGACTCGAACCCGGCGCTATTCGACAGCATCACCAAGATCGTGGTTGTCATTGGTGCCGTAATGGCCGTGGTTGGTCCACTGCTCATGATGTTGCCGGGCCTTGTTTCTGGCTGGACGCTTGTCACGGGCGCGATCAAGATCGTTGGTGGTGCCTTCGCGGCCCTCGGTGCTGCGGTCGGTGCCCCGGTTGGCATCATAGTGGGGGCCATTGCCCTGATCGTGGCTGCAGGAACGGCGCTCTACTACTACTGGGACGAGATCAAGGCAGGGCTTGCCAAAATCTGGCAGGCCATTGCCTCGGCCTGGATGTATATCTGGGGCCCGATTATCGAGGGCATCATCTGGTTGCGCGATACCGGGCTGAGCATCCTGCAAAAGGCGCAGAGCTTCATCGGCTACGGTGGCGGCGGCGGTGGTTCCCAGTACGTGACTGCTGGCCCTGGTGGGGGCGGTTCCCAGTACGCCACGGCAGGCGCTGCGATGGCCCAGGGCGGCGGCATGGGCAGCGGCGCAACCATCAATATGAGCTTCTATCTTTACGGCGGTGATGCCCAGAAAAACAGCAGGGACATTGCCGACACGGTGGCCATGGAACTGCGGGCGCGGGGGATCTGACCGATGAGCAACAGCATGACGATAAACGGTGTTGACCTCGGCGGAAGCAATTACAACCTGATCATTGAGGCCAACGAATTCAAGTACCACCCACAGCCCCGGATCAATCGGTCGGCACTTGCGAGTGCGGACGGTGACGCGGTGCAGGGTGCGACGTTTGGTGCGCGGATGGGTGTCGTTTCTGGCGTCATCCACGCGGCCAGCTATGCCGACTTATTGACACAGCGGGGCAACGTGGAGCAGGCGCTTGCCGTGGCGCAGGAGGGGGCCAAGGTGGTTTCCTTCGACGCGATTCCCAGTAAGCAATGGCGTTGCCGCCTGGTGGGCCTGGCGTTCTCTAACGAGCGCATCACCACGGTGGATGTGGCTATCACGCTACTGGCTCCGGACCCGTGGCCCGAGGCTACATCGGCCACGACGGTTTCTGGCGCGCCGATCTCTGGGAGCCCGACAACGATATGACGCCGACAGGAACAAAGCTTACTGACTGGGTGCTGACCATCAAGAACGGCGCGGCCTCTTGCGCATCGGTGCAGGTGTCCAATCCGGTGACTGGTGAGACGGTGCTGTGGAGCAACACCCTCGCGGCGGATGCGTGGCTCCGGTTCTCCAGCCTGACACAGCGCGTGGAGCTGAGCACGGACGACGGAGCGAACTGGACGCGGCGCAATGACGACGTGACCGGGACGATTCCGCGCATTCAGGGTGGCGTGAGCAATGCGGTTGTGGTGACAGGGCCGACGACCGGCGAGATTGATTACACCTATACGGCGAAAGGCTGAGCATGGCGCAACGACCAGTGCATATGGTTTCCGACAGATGGTTTGCGGCGCTGAACACGACTGTCAATTCCTCGGTAACGACGTGGGTTTTGAAGGCGTCTGGCGCTACCGGCCTTCCTGATCTGGACTCGGGCCACGATGTGATCATCCACTGCGGTACAGAGAAGGTGCGGGTGACGGCCGTAACGGTGGACAGCCCAAGCGCGGGCCTCGACAGCCTTACGGTGGAACGTGGTTTCGGCAGCAGCACGGCGGCATCACACGCGGCTGATGCTGTGGTGGGCCACTACTACTACGATGACCACAACAACGACCTGGCTTTGCGGATCGGTCAACTGGAGCGGTTTATTTACGGGTTGGTTGGCGCGGCTGACGGCACGATACAGGATGGCGGGCTCCAGGTGGTGGCGACGGGCAGCCCAGGAATGACGGTGCAGGTGACGCCAGGTGCGGCGGTGGTGGATGGGCAGACCGTAGCACTGCGGGCCACCTACACGACAGCGGCCTTTGCTGCGCCCACGGGCGGCAACAAGCGCATAGACGTGGTGCGCATTGACCAGTACGGCGCGATCTCTGTTGTGACCGGCACCCCAGGGGGAAGCCCGACGGCTCCGGCTGTGGGAACGGGCTACTTGAAGCGGGCTGAAATTTACCTGCGCACGGGAAGTGCGAGCATAAAGAACACCGACGACACGACGAACGGCTACATCACGATAACGGACAACTACCTATGACCGCTCTGGTTGGCGATTTTGAGATTGGCGTTCAACCGCTGTGGCCTCCGGCTGCGGTGACGATTGCTGATTTCTTTGATCGGCCAAGCTGGGAAAGGCCCACAGTTGATCGAGGTTATACACCTCCGGAGGGAACGGGCGGCGATGTATTCACGGGCACACCGGGCTTTGGCGGTACGGGTGGCAGTGAGCCCAGTACTGGGACACCGGGCTTCTCTCCCGAAACGCCGCTATGGGTTGTCTGGACACACGGCGAAGATGGCGGCACGGTCACGGCTGTGGGCCCTGATGGCGCGGTAACGATTGATATCGTCGCCAATCGTCGGCGCTTTTACTCGATTGAGGTTTATGACAACGACGGCGACCGCGTGACGGCGGTTCCCGAATGGATAAGCGGAAAGCTGACCCGCAAGCTGGACCAGGCCAGTACGCTGGAATTCAGGATTGCGCACGATGCTGAGGGCGCGGCTGACCTGGTGCGACCCAATCAAGTCTGGTTGCGTGACCGCTGGGGCTTCGTGCTTGGTACCTTCCAGATCCAGCGCAGGAAGCCGAATGGAACGGGTGACGCATCGTATATTGATTTTGTGTGCCAGGGAGCCATCGGGCAGCTTGCCGAGGAAGTGGTGATCTCTTACGACGGTGGTGGGGCTGGGCTTACCGTGCTGGATCACATCGAGGCCCTGCTTGCGCTGCAGTCCAAGACTGGACAGATTACCCTGGGCACTGTGGACGACGCCATTGGTTCAGTTGAGATGCCGTTTTTCGCGGTGGACACCACGATTCACGCGGCGCTTTTGCAACTTCAAACGGCGCTCACCCGGGAGACGCGAGGCCGGTTCTACGTTGACCCAAAACGGCGCCTGCAGTGGCGACTTGCCCCGGGTGATTCCGGTGAGCAGGTCATCACGCGCAAGCGCAACGTGTACAGCATCGAGAGCGAGATCGACTACACGGCGCTCGTTAACCGGATCTACCTGTATGGCGAAGGGCAGGACGCAGCCAGTCGGCTGAGTCTGATGGACGCTGGCGAGGCAGAACTATATCTGGAAGACGCCCCGAGTGTGGCACTGTACGACGTGCAGACGGCGATCAAGGTGGACCGGCGGATACGCCACCCTGAAACACTGCTTCGTGTGGCACAGCGCATCCTTGAAGAGTTTGCCACGCCGCCGGTTTACGTGTCTGTCGAGATGCTGGATCTGGCGAAGGCCGACGACGCGCCCGCGGGCTGGGCCGATATCGAGATTGGCGGGCTTTACCGGGTGGTGGATTCGGTGCTTGGGATCGATCAGTCCATTGAAATCGTCGGGATTGAAACGAGCCTGGAGCAGCCGGTGCCCCTGCGCGTGGAACTGGCGAACCAGCGAAAGAACCTGGGCGACTTGATATCCCGCCTCGTGGACGCGCTGGAGCAGCCGCTTGACGTGGACGGCGACCGCTACCCGACGATGGGCCGGAACTACACGGCGCAGGACCCGCGCGCGGTACGCGCAGGCGATACGCGGTGGAACGATGGCGCGAGCCGTGGCGAAATGTCGGACGGCACCGACTGGCAGGCGATGGGTGGGGGGGGTGATCCGAGCGACGACGAACCAGAGGCCATTGTATCCCAGTCCCCAGTGCCGGGCGACAGCGATCTGTACGCCCGTGCGAATCACAGGCACCTTGGCCAGCCCTTGATATCTGTGGCGGGCTATGCCGACCTGCCAAGTTCCGGCCATGCAGACGGCGTGATCGGCTATACGAACGGGACGGACGATGAAGCCAGTTGGATGCTCATCGCGGGCGACTGGAAGCAGCACGCAATTTATCTCGGGGATGTGAGTACTCTGCCAGCCATTCCAACGGCCTACTGTGCCACGGTGCGCTTTGCTGCAAACCTGTGGACGGCAGCACCGGGAGACACCTACTGGACACCGGTACGGACGCAGACGACCTACTCAGGCGCGCCGGGGACGGTGTACCCATGAGCCCGTGGAGCCCTACAACGCCATGGACCGGCAAGACAGCGGCGCAACTGAGGCCAGTGATCGTGAGCCTGTGCAATGCCGTAGGGGATCGGTATGAGTGCATCGGCATGAATCGCCCCGCGTGGCCTGTGAACACAGCACAGAGCATTTCCACGATAACGATTGGGACCAAGAGCACTGCACTGATTGAGGATGACCTCTATGGGCTTGACATTTTCCGATACAACTGGTGGGGATCTATTGCAACAACGATAACCGCGCTTGTCAATTTGTCGGCCGCCAGTGACAGCACGATAGGAAATACGCACTGCCGAGGCTGGTGCAAAAACACGACAGGCGACGGACTCAGCACCAACGTGTGGACGCTTTCGGAACTTGAATCGGACGTTGGGCTTGGAACCATAAGCCAAAGCTCTGTAGGTGGAAGCTCGATGCATCTGTTTGATGAGGTCGCGCCCAATCGGATGCGCGGCATACTCGACAGGCTTATCTACCCCGTAATTTTCCCCGGCGATATTTTGTGGCGCGGCGGATTTGGTGGCGGGATGCAAAATCTTTCCTCTGGTGCCGAGGCCATCTATGACGCTGGCAAGTTCAGTGAAGAAACGGCCCACGACGGAAGCGACGGCGATGACGCATGGCCAGCGCTCTCAACTGCTGGTCCTGTTTACTCCAGTACTGCGTTCCCCGTGGAGGCATTCACGCAAGATTTTTCAAGCTACGCACGTGCATGGCTATTGGAGACGAGCTATGTCGTCCTTGATTTTTCAAGTTGCCAGAATGGCGTTGGCTACGTTGGCGATGTCGAAAAACAAATATGGTATATGCAGCACGCCTCTGTTGACTTTACATCTGCGGATGTTCTCATCCAGGGCGCAACCCTGAGCCTTGCTGGCACTGACTCTGGCAACGAAGAACTGATTGGCACCACGTCGATTTCAATTACAGGTACACAGGAAATCGAATTCAGCATCGGCTCTTTTGGCGGTACATCAAGCCCATTCACGGGGACCGATGGCGGAACTCGCGGCGGCTTTGGCTCTGTTTCTGCCGATGTCCGCATGTTGTTCGTCGATGGATCTATAGGGTCCGAGAGAACGCCAGCACCACGCGCAACATCCTCGCGACTCATCCTCGATATATCCCCTTATTGCAGCGACCAATAGGAACAAGATCAAATGAACAAAACAACACGAATCAGGCTTCGGTCTGGCGTACTGATCGCCGTCATGCTGGCGGTGACGCTCACGGCTTACGCGGTGCAGCGGATGAACGGCTTGCAGATCGGGCCGAACCCAAGCACGACGAATATCGACCTGCAATCGGACGGCGATATCATCGCGACTGGCGACGTGTCGGCGGCATCGTTTACGGGCGACGGATCCGGCCTGACGGGCGTCTCGGGCGCGGCCCATACCATCGAGGACGAAGGCACGCCGCTGACCGCGCGCACGAGCCTGAATTTCGCAGGCGCGGGCGTGAGCGCTGCGGACTCCGGCGGCAAGACGGTAGTCACGATAAGCGGCGGTGGCGGTGGTGTAACCGATGGCGACACGCTCAGCACCGGATTCACGTTTCCGAATGCCGGGCTTCACCTTTTGGATACGAACGCGAGCCATGATCTGATTCTGGCGCCGGGGTCGAACATCACGGCAGACAGGACGATCACGATCACCACGGGTGATGCAAACAGGGCGTTGACCCTGAGCGGCGATACCACACTGAGCGGGACGAACACCGGGGACCAGACGATAACACTCACGGGCGACGTGACCGGTAGTGGTACGGGGTCGATTGGCACGACCATCGCGGCGGGGGCGGTGGACATCGCCATGCTGTCGGCTACCGGAACGCCCGATGGAACCAAAGCGCTTTTCGGTGACAATACCTGGAAGACCATTACAGGCGGTGGCGATGCTCTCACTACCAATACTCTAGCTCAGTTCGCAGCTACCACGAGCGCGCAGCTTCGCGGTGTGCTTTCGGATGAGACTGGCACCGGCGCGGGGGTATTCGCTGATTCGCCCACGTTGGTCACGCCGAACCTCGGGACCCCATCGGTGCTGGTACTCACCAACGGCACGGGGCTTCCCGCGTCGAGCGTTGGCAACGGCCTGACCGATGCGCAGGTGAGCGACACGCTGACCGCCTCGCTGTTTGTGGGATCGGGCTCCACCACGTCGGCCATTGATCTGGCCACGGCGGAGGTGGCGGGGACGCTGGCGGACGGCAACGTGTCGGACACCCTGACGGCATCCAAGCTGGTTGGATCGGGCAGCACCACGGACGCGGTGGACCTCGCAACCGCCGAAGTCGCAGGCGATCTACCACTGGCGAATATAGCGCAGTTTGCTGCGGGGACCTTCGCGGGGCGTGCCCTGGGTGGTGGCACGGGCGACCTGCAAGCGATGACCAACGCGCAGTCCAGGGCATCGCTCAGCAACCTGACCGCGCTCACGAGCACGGGCAACGCGGTGTCGTGGACGGCGGCGAACGCCAGCAAATTCACCCACACCTTAAGCGAAAATACGACCATAGGCGCGAGCACGGGAGCTGATGGCCAGATGGTGTTGATTGCCATCACGAAGGCGAGCACGTACACCTTCGCTTGGAATGCGCAATTCAAGGCACTAGACGGGCTCACGGCATCGATACCAGCCATCCCTGCGACGGCGGGCGATATCGGATTTTATTACTTCCTGTACAACGAATTTCTGGACGATTGGATCCTTCAGTTCCACGTGGAGTACCAGCCATGATGCGCTTTTTACTTGCCCTGCTTCTCTGTTTGCCCGTCGCCGCTGCGGATACGGGATGGGTGATTGCGAACGCGGGATCAAATGTAGATTGGGTCGGGTCTGTCGAATGGACCAGCCCGGGAAACGTGACGGCTGACGATGGGACGAACGCAACTAACGCGCCAGCCGCGCGTGACGATTCCGACTATTTGAGGGCGACATTTAATTTATCTGCGCTGATTCCAGTTGGCGCAACAATTAACGGTGTTGAGGTGCGTTATCAGGCGCTTAGAAATAACTCTGGCCCGGAGGAATTCGAGGTTTATCTTGTTGTCGGCGGCGCTGCTGTAGGGTTCAGCCGAGGCACTGGAGTTGCGTACACAGGCACAGCGACAAACTACGACCGAGGTGGCGCAGCAGACATGTGGGGGACTTCGATAACACGCGATCAGGCTGTGGCGACTGATTTCGGGTTCCAGTTCAACACGCAGGATGGCGACACCAATTCTGAAACAACATCATGTGACGCCATGTGGATCAAGGTCACATACACCGAGGCGGGCGCTGCGCCTGCCGGTGGTTTCCCCTTAACATTTTTAGAGGTTGAATAACCATGAACACACTGATTTTGCTTGCTATTACCATCGGCGCAACGCTGCCGGACATTACCATTGACAACACCAAGCTGCTGTACTCGGAGGCCGACTGGTTGACGAACGCGCGGGTCCGGCACTACGTTGATCTCAAGGCGAAACTGGACGCGTTTAACGCGACCACGAACGCGGTCAATGCGGAGATCGCCGAGCTAAATACCGAGGCCGCTGCACTGTCGGATGGCGCGGAGAAAACGGCTATCCTTGCGCAGATTGCGACGGTTGAGGGAGGCCAGACGGAGCGGGCGAAGATTGCCGCGAAAGAAATAAAGCGGGCCACACCACCCACACCGGCGAGGGCGCGGAAGCGCACGGTGGAACAGGTCTACAACGGCACCATCGTGAATCCGGCCGTGGACGCCAACGGAAATGGAACGCTGAGCAAGGGCGAAACCGGATGGCCTGCGTGGCTGTTTACCCTGGTGGATACCGACGCGAGTGGACAGGCGACGGTGGCGGAGTTTGCGGCTTACGTGGCTACGCTCTGATCGATGGCTGAGCACGGGGAGATCGTGACGGGTGCGACAGGACTGGGCGCTTTTATCGGCGCATTGTTCGGTGCGTGGAAACTACTCAAGCCCGGCGCACAGCCGGAGGAAGGTGACGGCATGGCGATGTTGCTACAACGTATTGCGGTGCTGGAGCAGCGGGCCGACGACTGCGACCAGCGAGAGACAGACCGCCATGTGTGGCGTGATCAGGTATTCGGCAGACTGCTGGACCTCGACAAAAAGACCAGCGCGATACTGGCTATCCTGGACGAACGGAAACACGAACGATGAACCTCCACAATGGCGACTGCCTGGAAGTTATGCGCGGGCGGGCTGATAACAG